TCAAGACGATGGAGGTTAAGGTGGCCTCCCGGTCAATCATCCACAGCGGATCACGGATGATGCAATGGTGTGTAGGGAATGCCCGCGTGGAGCCAAAAGGAAATGCAATCCTGATCACGAAGCAGGCGAGCGGGACGGGGAAGATCGACCCACTTATGGCGGGGCTGTCGGCGGTGGCGCTGATGGCTATGAATCCGGAGGCGAAAAATAAGAAATCGGTTTATTCCGGCCTCACAAAAGAGGAGATGATCAGGAGGATGACGGGACAATGACATGCCTACCGAATAAAACCTATCTCACGCCCCAAGAAGTTGCGAAATTCTATGACCTTAGCGTCCGCACAATCTATAACTGGATTAGCGAGGGGAAGATGCAGGCCGAAAAAGTTGGGCCGTCCCGTTTAATCCGCATACGCCGAGATGTTGCAGAGCGATTATCACAACCTGTTGTGTCGTAAAATCACCACTACGCAAAATATAGTGTGCATCCAGTCTATCTAGTGCTATCCCGGATTTGACTTCACATAGATAACCCTTCATCATGTAACCGCATTCTAAATTTGTCAAACGGAAACTTTACGTGATGAAATAGTGAACATTTTCAACATTTTGAAGACGAAAGCGGCGTCCTTTATGTCGGCCATGCGGGAATGGTTCGATATGCGGGATTTCCTCGTTTATGGTGGGCTGCTTTCTCTCGGGTACGGCTTTCATCAGCTTTATCCGTGGCTTGGGTGGGTTTCTTTTGGTCTCGTTGCCATGCTTTTGGGCCTCGGGTGGCTGTTTAGGATAGGGAAATAAATATTTTGGGGATAGGGTCATTCCCGAACGTCGGTAAACCCTGCCGACTTCCCCAAATTAATCAAGGGCGTATCGAGGGGTGGATATGAAAGAAATCAAGTTGACACAGGGCAAAGTGGCGATGGTTGACGATGAAGATTTTGAGAGAATCAATGCCCACAAGTGGTGTGCAGTAGATTTCGCAGGGAAATTCTATGCGGGGAGAAGCGAGAACGGGAAAAGTGCCTATATGCACCGCGAGGTTTTGGGGACGGTCCCTACGGGTATCGAAGTCGATCACATAGACGGGGATGGTCTTAACTGCCAAAGGAACAATTTGCGATTTGTGACGCGCCGGCAAAATTTTCAGAACCGCCATATCAAGAGGACATCAAAATATCCAGGAGTTTCCTGGGACAAAATCAACAATAAATGGCGTGCAGGCATGAATCTAAACGGAGCGAGCAAAAACTTAGGGAGATTTTCAACAGAAGAGGACGCCTTTCGTGCGTACAAAAAGGCGGTAAACATAATTGGTCAAGAAGTTATCGGCGAATGGGTAGGTGTTTAAGTGGGCAGCATTTCCAACATGGAGAAACGGATGGCGGCAGGCACAGCGGGGCTTGCTGACTCCTGGTATACAGGCGGGCCGGGATCTCCGTTTTACGGCGGGACGGGTGGGATAAAGACCAAATCCGGATCGTCAATCTCTGAGTTTAGTGCGATGCAATTAAGCGTCGTATGGTGTTGTGTGAAGATCCTGGCCGAGGATTCCGCAAGTCTGCCCCTTCACCTGTACCGCAGACGCAAGGGCGGCGGAAAAGATCGGGCATGGGCGGATGATCGCTATTCCCTCCTTCATGACCGGCCGAACCCCGAAATGACGGCCATGACCTTCAGAGAGGCATACGCGGCTCACCTCCTATCATGGGGCAATGGTTATGCAGAGATCGAGCGGACCGGCGGGCGGATCAACAAGCCTGTTGCCATCTGGCCGATCACGCCGAACCGGGTAACTGTCAAGCGCAACGAGAAAAAACAGATCGTTTACAACGTGACTATGGCCGGAACAAGCCTGCCAAGCGTGACTTTGCCGAAAGAAAAAACCCTCCACACCCCCGGCCTCAGCTTCAACGGCCTGATTGGGTACTCACCCATAGCGGCCGCACGGGAAGCCATGGGCCTTGGGAAAACGCTTGAGGAATTCGGCGCGACCTACTTTCAAAACGGGATACGGCCCTCCTTCGTCATTTCGTCAACCACTCCGCTAAAAGATCCGAAAGCCCGGAGAGAGGCCCTCGAAGAGGTTTATGGTGGTCTCGGCCGCGCACATCGGATCATGCTTCTCGAAGAGGCCGAAAAGATAGAGAAGATCGGTATCCCCAACGATGAAGCCCAATTCCTGGAGACCCGGAAGTTTCAAAACGTCGATATCGGGACCCGGATCTATCGCCTTCCCCCTCAGATGTACGGCGAATATGACAAGGCGTCCACCTACGCCAGTGCGGAGCAATTTGCAATCGACTATGTGACGAAGACCCTCCGTGCATGGCTGGTTCGCCTGGAGCAATCATACAACATGGCCCTTCTGGACCCGTCTGAATATGGCGTCTATTTTTGGGAGCACAACGTGGAGGGGCTTCTCCGGGGGGACATCCTCTCCCGCTTCCAGGCTCACGTTATGGGGAAAAGAAACGGATTTCTTAACGCCGACGAGATTAGAGACATTGAAAATCTTAACCCTATTCCGGGAGGTCTCGGGCAGGAATACATCGTTGAAAAGAACATGATCGGGCTCGGGGATCTGGGCGCGGATGTCCTGCCCAAACCGCCGCCGGTGCAGCCATGAAACCGCAATACGAGAAAGCCATTCCGCCGAAATACGAAGCCAGGAAGAAGGGCGGAAAGGAGGCGAAGGAAGATGAAAGAAAAAAGAAAAGCGCATGAAATCCGGTCGATAGTTTCCGATGACGGCACGCCTAAAAAGATCGTCGGCTATGCGGCCGTCTTTGACAAGCCTTCCGAAGACATGGGTTTCATTGAGTATATCCGCAAAGGGGCTTTCAAAAAGGCCATCAGCAAATCCGACGCCCGCGCCCTGTTTAACCATGACACGGACACATTGCCCCTCGGCCGGCAGAGCGCCGGAACGCTGATCCTCCGGGAAGACGACGAAGGCCTGTATTACGAGATCATCCCCCCGGATACGCAGTCGGCGCGTGATCTCATGACCAGCATCGAGCGGGGGGACGTGAGGGAATCGTCCTACGGGTTTACCGTGGCCGTCGATGAGTGGGACTTCAGCGATAAGAACGTGACGAAACGGACGATCATCGAAATTGAAGAGCTTTTCGACGTTTCTCCGGTAGTCTTCGCGGCATTTAACGATACATCGGTTGCTTTGCGAAAGATGGAGGATAGGAAAAAGCAAACCGCTCCACCGGCGGGCGGCGCGGGTGTGGTGGGGGATAGGTCAGCACAGACGGTCCTCCTTATGGAAGAGGACGAAATATATAAAAAAATCATGGGCATTTAAGGAGGACATGGCAATGAACAAATGGCAGAAACGAATGGACGATGCCTTCAAGAAATTTGAAGACATCAGAAAGAAGGCAGAGGCGGAAGGGCGGGCGCTTACCGCTGAAGAGTTGGAACAGCGAACAGCGCTCCGGGCGGAAATCGACCAGGCCAACAAGGAGTGGGATGATTTCAAGGCAGAAGAAGAGCTTCGCGGGAAGCTCTACGGAGAATCCGGCGGCGCCCTTACCATCCTGAAAGACGCGAGCATCGAAGTCCCCGACGCGCCGATTTACCGGGGATCCAACGCGACGGCCCTGGGCCAGCAGCTTTTGGACATTAGGACCCTTTCCGACCCCTCGAAGCACGGCAACGCCGAAGTGCAGGGCGCGAAGGGCCGCCTTGAACGCTCCCAGAAGAGATACGAGGCGCGAATGGTCGCCCTTGCGGAGAAGGAAAACCGCGCAGCGGCAACGGGCGGCTTCACGGTCGGTGTCCCCTCTGACGGCGGCTTCTTCCTCCAGGGAGAAACCGTTGTGGACCTCATGACCAACGGGTTTAACAACTCGGAAATTCTCCCCCGGACGGCAAAGCGGACTCTGACGGCAACGCAGTTCATTGAAATCTTCGGGATCGACGAAGAGAGCCGGAAGACGGGCTCCAGGGGTGGCGGAATTCGGGTCTATACCAACAAAGAGCTTGGGGAATTCACGGGCAGCAAGAGCAAGTTCAACAAGATCCGGGTGGAACCCCAGAAGCTGACCGGCCTCTTCTACGCCTCCGGTGAGTGGATGCGCAACGTCACCTTTTTGGGGCAGGAAATCCGAAGCCTCTTCGGTGAGGAATTCGCGTTCAAGTGCCAGGATCTTGCAATTCGGGGATCGGGCGCGGGTGAAGCCCTCGGAATCCTGAACGCGGGCTGTCTTGTCACGGTCGCCAAAGAGACGGCGCAGGTGGCGAAGACCATCAACACGAAGAACCTTTCGAAGATGTGGTCGCGTTTCCAGGGAAAGAACCCGGTATGGTTCATCAACCGTGATTGCGGCCCGGAGCTTGATCTCCTTTCCATCACGGCCGGCACGGGAGCCCTGGAGCCCCGCTTTGTGACCTACGATGCACAGGGAATTTTGAGAATCAAGGGCGCTCCGGTCATTCCGATTGAGCAATGCGAGACCGTCGGCACTGTCGGCGATATCATCCTCGCCGACTGGAGCCAGTACGTGAGCGCGGACCAGGGGAATATTGAGGAAGCCATGAGCATCCATGTCGAATTCATCTATGACCAGAATACGTTCCGGTTCATCTACTATTTCGACGGACAGCCCCGGTGGTCTTCGGCCGTAACCCCGTTCAAGGGCAGCAACACGGTTTCCCCCTTCGTCGCTTTGGCAACGCGGGCGTAACCATAAATAACAAGCCGGGGATAATACCCCGGCCTGCATAAGGAGGATACGAAAAATGCAGAAAGAAAATAACGTCATCCATACCGTTCCCCTGCTTTGGGCAGACAGCCAGGACGGGGCGCTCGTGGCCGATGTCTTCAGCATGAAAAATTACCGGCAGGCGGATATCTTTGTAATGGTCGGCGCTGTCATCGGGCAGGCGGGGGCGATCACCCTCCAGAAAGGTTCGAGCGTTGGCGGCAGCCCGTCGACAACGCTTGCCTTTACGCGACGCCTCGAAACGGGCTTTATGATCAAATATGATGCCCCGTCCGTGGACACTCCGGCGGCGGCAGGCGAGACGATCTCGGGCGCTGGCGGTGGCGCTGCAACCATCGTCAAGGATACCGGCACGGCTCTGATTTGCTACGCCTACAACGGGACGACTTTTGTTGACAACGAGCTTATTACGTGCTCGGGCGGCAAGACAATGAACGCCGACGGCATCCAGATCAACGAGGACATGCTTGTCCCTGTTGCGGTCTCCAGCAACACATTCAACGTCGATGATGTAGGTAATAAGCTCTACTGCATCCCGATTAGCGCGGATGATCTTGGGGACGGGTACGACTGCGTTGAATTGAACATTGCGGACCTCAACACCACGGAGCTGGCGGCATGGGTGAACCTTTCCGATCCTCGCTATATGGCGGAGATCCCCGAAACGGCGATTTACGACTAATCGGACGGGGCGGGCGTAAAATCCCGCCTCTCTGAAAGGAGGATTTTAGAAATGGCTGAGCTTAACAATGTCACGGCCGAAGGAATAGACGGGGACCTTGTCTTTAAGGACGCCTCCGGGAACATTATTCTGAGGCTGGATGCGGCAAACAGAAAACTTGAAATTCCTTCCGGCTCTGCGCTTGACATCGAGTCCGGCGGCAGCCTGAAACTTGCCGGGACCGCCATCACCGCGACGGCCGCGGAGCTTAACAAGCTCGCCGTTGCATCGTTTAACAACAAGAGCGGCTACGTGGCCCGCGTGAATTCGGGAGAGACCGCCTCGAGTATGTGGCCCCTACCGCGATTCCCGTTGGCGGGACGTTCAACGACAAGAGCAAGTACGTCGCCCGTGTGAACGCGGGCGAAACCGCTATGGAGTGCGTTGCCCCTACTGCCATTGAAATCGGCGGGGCGTTTGAGAATAAGAGCAAATACCTTGTCCGTGTGAACGCGGGCGAGACTGCTCTTGAATATGTGGCTCCTGCGGCTACCCCGACCGTTGAAAACCTCGGCGGAACTTTTGCCAATCATGCCCGCCACAAAATCAGGGTCAACGCCGGGGAAACGGCGCTCACCTATGTGGCCGACGGGGAAGTCAAGGCAGAAGTAGGCACAACCTA